GTTCTGTCTCATTAAAGACCCCAGCAAGAAAATCAGTATCATTAATTATCTTGTTACCTTCTTCTCTTGCTTTGAGTAAACTCTTAGTTCGTTTTTGTTGCTTACCATATATAGCCCAACTACCTTGTAATTTAGGATCTACAGTACCTTTAACTGCATCTGCTTGTGCTTTAAATGCTATTTCTTCTTGTTTACTTTCTCTAAAAGTCTGGTATGCACCAAAACCAGCATCTATAATACCTTGAGTTGCCTTTAACCTTTGATTAGCAAACTCGATAAAGTTATCTAAGTCTCTGGTATCTTGTCTTCTAAAAGTATCTACTGGTCTTGCTTGAGGACGTAAGTTACCAAAGTTTGCTCGTTGGGTTACTCGTTCTACCATTAGGTTATATCTCTTTTGAAATATTCAGTCTGACCTGTGTTCTTAGCATATTCATAACCTTTAAATCCTGCACCAGCAAACCCAAGTAAAGCATTAATAGGATCTGGTTTACTTGGTCCTCTAAAACTAAAGATCCTATCTTGCATTTTTGCTTCTGCTTGCTTCTTACTTATCTTTAGCTGGTCACTCATCATTGCTAAGTTTCTGGTATTAATACCTCGTTGCTCTGCAATCATTTGTTTAGAACGATCTCTATTCAAATCTATGTCACCAGTTCGTTCCAACATTTGTTGGTCATAATCAGCAATAATAGCATTTACAGTATTACCAGAGAGCATATTAGCAGTTAATTTACCTACTGCTTTTCCTTTAGCTTTTTCCCCTTCTTTTTCTACTCTTCGTTTAGCAACAATAGCATCTACACCTTCTTGTATATTCTTCTTTTCTAATTGTCTTTGGCTTAACTCAAATGCTTCTTCTTCTTGGTCTTGCCTTTTATCTATTTGTGCTAAGTCTAAATTGTATGCCTGTTCTGCTAATTTTTTATTTTCTCTTTTTAATTCCTGACCTTCTTGATACGCTTGTTCTTGTGCTACATAACTAGCTATACCTTGAGTAACCATTAAAGTAGCGTAAGCACTTGCAGGATCACACATTCTTTATCCTCATAAATTCTACAAAGGGAGTTCCAGCATACCCAAAATTAGGTATGACTCTGATAAATGAAAAACCTAAAAACTTTAACCATTTGATTGCGTTATGATTATCCACATCAACGTAATTATATAAAAGATCCCAATTAGTAGATAAAAGACCATCTACCCACTTCTTTCCTGTTCTTAAAAATTTAATTTCTATTCCTTCAAATTGACCATCACTTAATAACCAAGGGATTCCTATGCGGTCATTTATTATGCTTTTGTTTACACCAAACATACTTTTAATTACTCCATTATTAACAATTGTATACACTTCATCAGAAGCATAAAAACCAGCACATAACGAATCGACAGGTTTAGATCCACTTGCTCTCCATATTTCTTCTTTATCTTGAGGACATACTCTTGTTGCTAAATCAAATACATCTTCAATAACTGATTTACGGAAATAACTAGTTTTCCCTTCTTGATCTGATGTGGTAGAACCCTTCCCATTCAGCAGATTGAAATTCGCATGGGAGGTGAGATTCTGATAATAGTTCAAGTTTGATGTTTTTGGAGTTTCCAAGCAAAGGTACTTTAAATGATCCTGAGCCGATAATTGAGGTTTGGTTGGTTTTATTACTTGCTTGGGAGACTTTTCTTCCAGTAAAGAGTTTGTCATCTGTATCTTCTGTTATTCTGTTAGTATGAGTCACTCTTGCAGTAAAGTTTCCAGTATTAGCAAAGTTTAAGGTCATGTTCCTAAGTTGTAGTCTTGATATAGTTTGAGGTTTCTGACCTTGCCCTACAATGATCTCACTAAACTGAAACTTAAACGTAAAAGACTGACCTACATAGATTGGATTACTGGTAGATAGAATAAGATCTTGTGCTTGTGCTAATGATAAAGTGTTTCCAGCTTTGTCTATATATTTAAGACTAGAACCATCACCATAATAAACAGTATCAAAATTAGTTAAATTACTGTTGCTTGTTACTTTTACTCTTCTATCCAGTAAAATTTCATGTTCACTTGTTGTTGCTCCGACTGCTTCATCCTGTGATAATTGCACTTTCTCCAAGTAAACTTTATTACTCCTTTGTACAACCATAAATATATCGTCTTGTACAAAAGTAATAGCAAGGATGTCAGCATCAAATTTCCATTGGGACCATGAGGATTGAACCTTATTTTGTCCGTTCCAATAGTAGCTATAAACCCACATGGTTTTACTAGAAGCACTATCGTCTGTAATAAGACACAACATATTGTAGTTACTGCTGGCTATCATTTGTTTAACACCACCAGCAATGTATCTAGGTACATGACCAGTTACATCAGTTGCATCTTTTACTTCTGTGTCTGTTTGTAAATAAAACTCTCTTATGGTACTAAATGCACCCCCTGGACTTGCAAAGAACACATATCTTCCTGCACCTACTGGTGTAGTATCTAAATCTGCTTCAAACTCTGTTGTTACATTAAGGCTAATATCAAGGGGACTAAGAAATTCTGCTGAACTAAGAATAAACTGAGTTTGATCAGAGAATATAAGGAGGGATTCTGAGAAAGGAAGTGCGTGTTTTAAGAGAGAAACACGATTAGTGGAAACTGTTACATCAATAGGATCAGTATCAAGTAGGTTTAATACTGTAGGTCTGAACCAGTTAAGGAATTTTCCTGCTTCAGTAAATATGACACTTTCCTCAGAAAGGACACCCAACCTATTCTGATGGAAAAATATATCACTAAGAGTAGACCCGACAAAAGAAGGAAAGGGGTTAGAATCGTCATCACCAGCAACACGACTAGACCATCCAGCTTGTTTAATACTAAATGTCCCATTTGTCTCCTTTATAATCTGTAGGGGCATTGTACTAGGATCTAGACTATTCTGAAGACCAGTAGCTACTGTTTCTTCATAGATCCCTTTAGTTTCATCTGTAAGTTTTACATAAAAATCATCAGCAAATTTACTATTATCCCCTGTGATCTTTATGATCATATCTTTAGCATCCGTAGGACCAGCACCAGGAAGTTCTGCAAACCTTAGTGTGCTATCTTTAAATGCTTGTATAAATCCGTTGGACCTTGAGTCTGTTACTCTTATTTCAAAGTCACCAGAAGTAGAAGGATTATCTGTTTTTGGTTGTGAAGATTTTATATGTATTACAGAACCAGTAACAGTTGCAGATAAATTACTAAATATCCCAGACCCTAATATATTGTCTAAATCTTCTTTTATTTTACCTACACCATCTGAACCATCATCTACAGCATTTCCAAATGCAGACCCATCTTTTAATGCTTTTGCTATTTTATCTGTAGCAATATTAGCTTCACCTTTATCTTCTCCAGATTTTGCAGTAGTTACTTTTGCTACTTCAGTAAATCCAGATTGCCCTGCTGGTTTTATTTCTATTGTGTAGGCATTAGCATAATCCCCACCCCTTACATAAACGATTGCTTCAGGGTTTCTAGCAGAAGTAACAGTTGAACTTTTTGCTACTACTTTATTCTTATTAACCAGATAGGTGAAATCCGCTACAGTTGTAGCAGTAAAAGCAGTATTGGGATTACCATCGGTAAGATAGGTTTTAATTTCGTTGAAGGTAGCTAAATCAGCACCATTAGATGAACTACTAATAACAGCATCATCAGAATTTCTAATATTTACAGTTTTAGCAGTCCCATCACTAGCATCAAATATCTTAACAAGGTCACTAGCAGTAGACCCTGTTCCAGTAAATACTGCTATAAATGTTTCTGTACCAGACCTTCTAATAGGATGAATAAAAGTAGAAGAATAAGAACTATCTGATAGCTTTGCTACGTGTTGAGTTCCTGGCCTTTTCTTTAATCCTCTAACAGGGTCACTATATCCATTCTCTTGAAGATCCCCCTGCGATTTATCTTTAACTGTAGGTGCTTGTTGACTAACTCCATTCAGTAGAGAAGGAATTAGATCAGAGATTAAAGCCATTAGGATTTAGTGTAAGGTTTATTTCATACCCACAATCATTAGCAAAACCTGTCCATACTCTAGTAGTATTATCAGTATACTCATGTATCCCTGTTTCTGAACCAAAGTAATTTCTACCTTTATCAATTAAGCAGTCACAAAATAAAACGTGTAAAGTAGCTGGTTGATATGGTGATTTTACTTGTGAAATTTTAAAACAGGCATACCAGATTTCTCTGACAAAAGAAGTAGAAAAATCTAGTTTATCTTGAGACAGTAAATTAGGTACTAAAGTAAAAAATAAAACTATTGCTAGTATTTGCTTTTTCATAAGAACCCAAGTCTTAACCTTTGTGCACCAAAATGATCCCGATTCACTACCCTATACACAGAGTATTCATCGAAAACATTGTGTCCTGCTATTTGACTTTCTGCTTCTTTTAATTCTGCAAGTGATCTAGCTTCATCTTCTTTTTCATATCCGTACAATTGTGCGTTACCTATTACTTGTTGAGAAAAGCGTCTACTAGATTTAATTCCTATATACCTCTTGGCAATCTCAGGTAAATTTTCAAATTCTTCCTGAGTTACAATATCTATATGGATACTTGTGTGATTATCACCCACATCATAGGTGTGATTATAGGGATCGTAGAGTTTATTAACTGTACCCACTTTCCTCTGGATCATTCTTAGGTGACTACTGGTTCCTACACAATCAATTTTAAGCGTATTTAGGGGTAGCACTACTTGCTTGCTTTCCCCATCTGGAACAAATTTCTTATTATAGTCCGTATTAAACCACCAACCTTCAGATTGTGTTTCTCTATCTATCCTACCAATAATTGTTTCTGCTAATTCAGCATCAGTAAGACCAGAAGATAAAGCACTTACTGGTGACTCACCTATGCTTGCCAGCATAAGATTAACTAAGTCTAGTTTGGTTGTTGCGTTATAGGACATTAGTTAGCCTTTGGTCTTCCTTTTTTCTTAACTTGGGGTTGCTCTTGTGACTCTTTCTGTAGTCTTAGTTCTTCCATTTCCCTCCATACTGATTTTGATTCACCAGCAGGGCATGGTCTATGTTGTTGCTCACGTATAGTTTTATCTAAATTAGACATAATTATTTTTATTTAAAAGAAGACAGGGGGGCAAGGGCAAACCCCCCTGAGAGGTAGAGTAGCCAGAGGGAGTTATAGCTACTCTAAGGGAACATCAACTACCAGTTGCTCTTGCAAGGTAGCAACATTCAGGACGTAGTACACCATGGCCTACTGCCATCTTTGCTACTAATAATGTACCTTGTCTACGAATGTCATACTCGCTCTCTGTTTGCAAATTCATAAGTTGTACTGTACCTACAGCACTTTTATGAAAAGCAAGAAAACGAGTATTACCAAGTGCGGCCGCATTGTTAGCAGTACCATTACCAAAGTAAGTGTTATTTTCACCACTTACAGCACTACTGGTATTTGCGGATGGTAAATGATTTGATACTAAAATAGTAAATCCAGCAAGCCTAGGCATGTTAGCATTAGCTATATCACCTTGCCCACCATAATCACGATTTACTGCTTTAGTTGAATCAAGAACATCATAAAAGTCTTCAGGATCTAATACGATATACCTGTCATCTTTAGGGATGTCCAATTCATCAAACTTCTGAGCAGAATCAAAAATGCGAGCTACTTTTTTATCACTAGTATTGTAGTCAGCATCATTAACTGCAATAGAACTTCCACCACCAGATCCACTATTAGTAATAGTAGTAGTAGTATTAGCACCAATGTGTACTAATTTAAGAAGATTTTCGTCCATTCGCTTAGACAATGCTCGTCCCATTTCTGTACTATAAACACTTCGTACATCATAGTGGGATCGTGCTTCATCTAACTTATCAATGAACACATGGGAAACCAAAAGGTCATCAATAGTAATAACCTTTTCTGCTTGTTGAGGAAGAGTAGCACCAAGTAATTCATTTCCAGGTGTATGGTATGATGCAGTTGTCTTACCAAACACAGGAAATTGTGCAGACTTACCTGAACTAATTGATCGTTTCATAGTACGTGAAAGCATTACATTTGCTTCTTCAAAAGCAGTAATAGTTTCACCACTAAATACCTTTAAAAATAGAGCATCATCTGCATTAGCAGCGTTTATTTGTCCTATTCTATTAGGTGTTGCGGGACTGTTATCAGCCATAATTATTTTCCTATATGATTAATGTTAAGGTACGACATTAATTACACCTTAGTCACTAATCACAACAAGTTGTCTTTCCTCAGAAAGGCTTGTTAATTACATGACATTGGAGTTCGCAAGTTTGTCGTGAACTTGCTTTCTAAAACTAGGATCATCTTGGTAACGTGGATCTTTCATGTCCTGTGTTACTTGTGCCATAGACGTATAGGCACTCGATGAATTTGCTCTTTGACCTTGGATTAAATTTGGGGCCGATCCAGTACCCATCTGGTATCGTGCATGAAGAGAATTAACTGCAAACTTAGCAGTCTCTATATTATTTAGGTCAACATTAGCATTGAATACATTTATCTCATCTTGAGATAGATTATCTTTTGCCCAAGCAGTCATTTTATTATAAGTATCCTGACCACCAACTAAGTTATAAACAGACTGTTGTATTAGTTCTGATCTTGCTTCTTGTCCATCTATAAAATCATCTACAAAACTTTTTGGAATACCTGCCTCTTCCAACGCTTGATACGATTCATTAGAAAGTTCCCCCTCTCTCGCATATTCAGCAGAAAGAGTTCCAAAATCCAGTCCTTTAGCCTCCACGTATCTTTCAGCTTCCTCCAAAAATTCTTCATTTTCATCAGAGGAAACATCATCAGTTTCTTGAGATCCTTGAGATAACTTTTGTTCCAAATTTTGGTAAGCATTGGCTAAGTCCTCTGGTGAATTAAATTTGTCTGGTAACCACTCTGGTCTATCAAATTGTTCTTCTACTACTTCTCCATCAGCAAGAGAAGCCATAGCTTCATCATGACCTTCAGGTGGTTGTTCGTTTTCTTCTGGTGGTACTGATACTTGATCTACCATATATCCCTTTTATTTAGTTGTGTATTTTCTGCCTTGCCATGTAAATGTTTTCTTTCCTGCTTTTTTCTCCCTGTTATAAGTTTCTCTAAATGATTTAGCCATTTCAGAACCTTTGCGAAAGATAGGGTAGTTACCTCTAAAAGCTATTGGTTGACTATCTTTATCTTTCTGCATTCTTTTTTTAATTTCTTCTTTACTATCAAACTGAGCTTTTACATTCCTGCTACCCTCTGACTTAGAGGGTGGTACTGAGGTACGTTTCTTTGTAGGTGCTTTCTTGTTTTCTGACTTCTTAGAAGTAGAACCACCAATACCTAAAAGACTTAATACTCCTAACAATGCTCCAGCTTTACCTTTACCTTTAAATTTTACTCTAGTAGGTGCTTTTGGTGTATTAGCATCTGTTGTCCTAGTAGTTTTCTTTTTATTTTCAGCAACTATTTTTTCTCTATCCCCACCTTTAGGTACTTTTTCAGGATCTTTGACCCCTTTCATGGGTACAAACTCTACTGTGTAATGACTTGTATTAGCTTTCCCTGCTCTTTTATCTGCAATTAACCTTTCTGCTACTGGCTTTTTAATACTGTCAACTACACCATTCTCAAACTGTTTATAGTAACCACCTTTTTTACCACCCCTTACATACCTTTTAATTACAAAGGTACGTTTATTACCCATGTATTCAGGTGCTTTATTTCTTTTCTTTAATTCTGTATCCAAATCTTTAGTAGGTATAAATTCTTTTCTAGGGTCTTTTTTTGGTCTACCTACTTGGTTCCCATAAGTGCCTTCACCTTCTGGCATACTATCCTTGTTGTTGAGGTTGTTGTTGTGGTTGTAGTCCAGCCATTTGCATGATCTGAGGTAGTAGTTGTTTACCTATCTCTGGACCCATAGTTTTAGCTATTTCCATAACCATTTGTTGTTGTCTTTGTTGTTGAGCTTGCTGTTGTAGTTGTGCTTGCTCTTCCTTAGACTTCAACAACCCTTGAGGATCTATCCCTAGTGATACCCCTACACGATCTATAAAGTCATCGATGTTGATTTGTTGTAAGAAACCTTCTGCTCCAAGAGGTTGGAACATCTGTAACATCTGCATTAGTTTCTTTAAGTCTTCTGATCTACTCATTGCTTCCAGACCAGTAATAATTTGAGGTCTTACTACACCTTCTGGCAGAGGTGGTACTTTGTCTTCATCATTGAGTTTCTTGAGCATCAATCTAACCAGAGGTAATTGAAACTCTTGAGATAACAAACTAAATATCCCACCTAAACCAGATTCTATTTCATTAGCGAGTAGACGAACTTCAGTAGCAGTAACTCTCTCAGCATCCCTTTGTACAGAACCAGACATAAGGAATGCACCAGCAAGTCGGTCACTAATAGTTTTAATCATGCTCTCAGCAATCCTAAAATCTACTGCTTTGTTGACTTGCAATACACTCACATCATTAGCATCCCCTTGGATTATTGCTCCGTTAGGTGAATTAGCTAATGATCTAGCTTTAGTTGTACCATTGGGACGTACTAAAAATAGTACCTTTGCAGAAGATGCAGTACCTTCTACTAATGCTTGTGATAAACCTTCTAATGAACGTAAGTCACCTAAGTATTGTTCTACCAATCCTCTTCCATAGGATTCACCATCGATCCTGTCAAACCTAAGTACCATCCAAGGGAAGTTATCTAACTTATATGTTCCTGAACTATTAGGTACTTCTATTTCTTTTACTTCTTGTCTAACAACCCATTGGTCTGCTTCTCTAATTATTTTTGTATAGAGATCAATACTCTTATCTGAGTCATCATTAGTATCATCTTGTTGTACTTTGTTTCTTATTTCCTCTGGTAACATAAGAGGACTTACAGATTCCTTAACAATAATCTCTAGGACATTCCCCATTGCATCCCTTTGGCATACATACCTTTCCAAAGGAAATACTCGCATACCACCTTCTTCAGGAAAGAAAACAAGAGCATTACCAGAAACAATAAGATGTTTTAACATCTCAAATGTAGGTACACGTACTCTTGTTACTTCTATTTCAGACATTACAGCACGTTCTATAGCACCTAATGCTTCCTCAACTGCCCCTCGACCTTCTTGTTTAAGTTGTGGGATTTCAAGATCATCCACCATTAGTCTGAAGAAGGGACCAGATGGGGGCAGTAAGGCGAGAAGTAACTTAGAAGCAAGAACATTAACTGCTCTAGCACCTACACTTTGATATGGTGTAGGAAATATGGTACTAGCTGAATGTCCTTCTGGAGGTATGAGGTAAGGTAAAGTTAGTTCGGAACAGTCCCTGCTTCTTGTAAGGAATATGTGTCTCTGGGACTCTAATTGGGAATACCTTGAAGCACAAGATTGGTTATTTATCACGCAGGAATTTGTACACCAACTGAGGAACTAGGAATCTTTAATGCACCTGAACGTACATCTTTTTCATTTCCCCTTCTTCGTCCTCTTCTTCGTCTGCCAGCAAGAGTAGGATCTTCTAGGGTTTCATCATAACCACTCATACCACCCATCATTCCTTGTCTCTTGAGAGCAGTATTAATTTGTTTGCTGATAGAAGTACCAATAGCAACCGCATTATCTAATGCTCCAGTAGCTTCACCTCCAAGAGTATCTAATGTAGATTCCATATCTTTTGGAATGTCTGTGTATACTTCAGCAACATCTGTTACTTCTTCTTTTACATCTTCTATTTGTTCGGCTACTTCTTCTTTTACTTCTTCTGTATTAATACTTGAGGTAGGGTTACTATCTGCACCGCCTACATTACTTTCTGCACCTCCTGTTATACCACCAGTTCCACACATAGTTTCCTTTAATAAATTATATTTGTTGTCCCTGAAGACTGAGATTGAGCAGGACTAGTAAGAGTAGTAGGCAAGTCTTCTCTTATTCTAAGATTGTTCATGTTTCTTCTTTTCTTTTTTAATCTAGGATCTATTTCACCTTGCCTAGCATCTAGGTTGGTTACTTTTGTAGGTGTAATAGTAGTATCCATTTCTGGAGCAGAAGAACCACTATCATTATTAAGGTAATTTTGCATATTTAAATTAGATGCTAATTTACCTAAACCTGTGTCTTGTTGAAAAGGATTGATAAGATCATCAAAAGCAGAAGTAGTAGAACTTAACAAAGAGTTGTCTTTACCTTTTCTTTTGTTAGATGCTTCTACATCATACTGGCACATCAGCCTTCAAACTCCTGCATATCTCTACGTTCTATTAACCAATCCACCATTGCTCGTTTTCCTGCATACATAAATATTTCTCTTTCTGTCATATCAATATTAGGACAAGCAGATGGAAATAGTTGATCCAGATCCTTTACTAACTGTTCTGGTATATCCAGATAAAGTTCTTTTTTACCCTCAAGATCCATAAAAATCGGTTTTCCAACGTAGTTAAAAAATATTTCCTATGGGGTTGGGTAATTTACCCCTAATAAAAGATCCTTATAACCATTTAAATCTGTTGTATCCCCTTCTCTTTGTATTCTTGTCAATCTTGCATTTAACAATGCTTGTTGATTTGTGTAACCATGTTTTTCATAGGTAGGTAACACAACATCATCCCACATATGTTTAACATCAAATGGTGGTACATCCCATTGTTCTTTATCACCTATTCTATTTAACAAAAGTTTTTCTGCTCTCTTCATTCCTAAACCTTTAACACCTATTATATTATCTACGGAGTCTCCTGCTATGGTTTGGCACATCCAAGATAAATTAGCTTCATTCTCTGTTATCTCTACTAATTTATTATCTATGTAGTGCAACCCTGGTACTGTTCTTAAATCTTTGTCAATAGTTACACATACTGCTCTATTGTTTTGTGTATTTACTGGTTCATCTACATCCCAAAGTTTTGCATAAGGGTCTTTACAAGTAATAAACTCACCTATAATATCATCTGCTTCATAACCATCCTGTTCTATATTGTATTGGTACACGTAACCTAGTCTGTCTCTAATTCTTCTGAGACATAGCGGTTTCCTCTGGTCCTTTCTGTTCATCTTATATTCAGGCCAAATTTTTTTTCTAAAGTTATTTTTGTGCGACCAACATAATACGGGGGTAACTATAGGATCATGGGTAAGTTCCTTAAATGATTCCCATATATTAGTAATAGTTGCTATGGCGAAATGTGTTGCTTCTTCTTCTGAACTCCACAAAGTCCAAAGATCCTCATCCCATTTTACTGCTTTCTCTGCATTGAAAGCTGATCTGTACGCTACAATGTCTGCATCAATTGCTAATATTGTCATTAGTGTGTCTCCATCCATGAGTTTCCAATTTTATATTCTCCATCAAGAGAACATTTAAAATCGTAATATTTTTCTGTCTCAAAAATTTTTTCTACAAAAACTTTTCCAATTTCATCTAGATCCAAAGTTTCACTTACTGATACTTGAATCTCATCGTGTACCCAAAGAACTATCCGTGCTAGTCCATTGTATGATCTTAAAATCTCATCATTAACCAAACTGATCCATCTCTTACATAATATTGCCCCAGCAGATTGTATTAAAAAGTTTAGTGCAGAATGAGTAGAACGAACTGGTATTGGTCTACCATCTAACCCTTTCAGCCACTTCTTCTTTTCTAATGATTTCTCTATCATACTATTTAAACTAGAGAACCCTACAATATTGTGCATGAACTTTTCTTTAAGTTTCCTACCTTCCTCTTTACCACCACCTATGATAGACCCTATTTTCTGTGATCCAGCACCATAAAGTAGGGCATAGATAAATGTTTTTGCTTGGTCCCTAGTTTCTAGTCCAGCAGACTTCTGGTTTTCAGTATGTATGTCACTTTCTACTACTTTCTTACCATAGGAACCATTGTCATACTTTGCTAAATAATGAGACAATACTCTTAGTTCCAATGAGGACATATCTATACCAATAAACTTGTGTCCTTTATCTGGTAAAAACAAGGATCTGCATTCTTTACCAAAAGGTGAGCGAGTGGCAGGAACTTGTCCTAGATTAGGATGAGTATGGGTTGCCCTAGATGTATATGTACCAAGAGGATTAGTTCGGTTGTGTATGATGTAATTACCATTCTCTTTATTAGCTAGTTTCAACCATGCTTGTTTACCTTCACTAATCTGAGCTATTCTTTTTTGTAGCAGTAAGTAATCTGCTATCATTAATGCTTCTGGTGTACCTAGTTCCCTTAGTACAACTTCATCTACTATAGGATGACCCAGAGGTGTTTTCTTAGTAGGTTTCCATCCTCTTTCTATTAAAACTTTGGCTATATGCTGTCTTGATCTAGGATTAAAATTTACATTCTTGATCTTGGTATAATCTTTTTTCTTTCTTGTCCTACCTTCTCCATTATTTACAATCCAAGATCCAAATTCATCCTTTAGTTTATCCTCAAATCCTACTCGTTTTAGTGATAGTTTTTCTTCTAGTGCTTTTGCATCCTTCTTATTAAATCTAACACCAGTAAATCTCATATCAGAACATATAAGTTGCATAGAATGCTCTAGTCGTACAGCATCTTGTACACCAGAGTCTTTCATCTTCTTCTTTAACTTCTCATACAACTTAAAGTTTAGTTTTACATCATTGATGCAGTAATTGAGCATATCCTCAGAGTATATCCCAAAGTTGCTACACTCCATCTTGGGGAAGTTTAACTCTTTCCCCCAACTATCAAGACTGTGAAACTCTCTAGTAGGAAAAAGCAGTCTAGAAATAGTAAGAGTATCCCTAGGTAATGCTTTAGGAACCCAATTGTAGATTTTGTTTATAAAAGGAATGTCAAAGTCGATAATGTTGTGACCAACGACTATTTTAGCAGAGTCTAGGTATTCTATTCCTGATTCTATTTCATCTGGACCAAAAGATTTTATCTCCCATGTCTCAGCATCCATAGTAACGATGCAATGTATAACTTTTCCCTGCTCATAAAAGTTATCTGTCTCAATATCAAAAATCAGTATCCTCTTCTTCATCAAAATTTATTTCCTCTAGTGTCTCAAATAATCTTCCTGTCTCAGGCGTATATCTCAGTACAGAACAAGCACCCTCTTCCCCTGAATATCTATTTTTTAATACACGTACTGTAGTAAGATGTTTATCTTTACCTTGTTTATCTCTTTCTAAAGCAATACACATATCTGATAACTGAGCTATAGCCTGAGATCCCCTAAGATGATTTAATCCTACTCTCTCACCTTCTTCATGCCCCTTACCCCCATTAGTTCTTTTTAAATGCGATACCAGCAATAACGCACATTGGGTATCCTCAACGAAATCCCGTAGGTTGGTCATAAGGTTATCTATTTTCCTTCTCTCGTCACCTTCCCCATCTCCTGAGACAATAATAGAAATGTGGTCAAGGATAATTAACTTACAGTCATAGCCTTTTACAAAATGACGTAATTTATCCTTAATACTGTCCTCTGAGGAACTACCCCAATGTTTATCAAATACTACTTTGTTTCCCAGATCCAGATCCTTGTACCAGTTTTCCCATTTATCTAAATCTCGTTCTTCCTGTGAATGTAGATGTAGTGGTTCATTAGCATGAAGAGCAAGTAAACCAATAGCAGAACGCTTAGTGTTTTCCTCTAGTGCATAGTAGGCAACTTTATGTCCTTGTAAGATAGTGTTGTATGCTACTTCTCTACAAAACTGTGACTTACCTACCCCTGTTCCAGCAGTAATACAAACTATTTCACCACAACGTATTCCCCTAGTCATCTCATCTAACTTAGGGAATGGGTAAGGAATACTTACTTCATCATGTACTTTTATTATTTCTTCCCATATTTCATCCCCTGTTACTATACCCTCTGGTTTATGAGGTTTAGCATTGTAGATTGCTTGCATGAGATCCTGTTGCCTGTTTTGCATTAATAACTCATTAGGATCTTTCTCAGGTAACTGGACTATCTTACATTTACCATAGGATAGTAGTTGTGCTACTTTTTTTGTTGCTTTATCACCAGCTTCATCAGCATCAAAACAAAGTATTACTTCAGGAAAGGATTCAACCCATTCTAAGTTTTCTTTTATTTGGTTTACTGCATGACCAGCACCTTTAGTTATGGATACTACTGGTCTTTTTAAGTTAAATACTTGTGCTACAGTTAAACAATCAATCTCTCCCTCTGTTATTATCAGAGGTTGAGGGTAGTTCAGGTTCTTTTGTGGTTGAAACTTGTTCTGACCAAATAGAAGAGATGTTTTCCCCCTCCACTTGAAATCCCTGTTCAGACCCCTCGTCTTCTGGGCTATGTCTACTCCGTTCTCTGTAAAGGTTATTACTGCTGTTTTTACCCCGTCTAATAATGTTTTTTGATAATCGTAGAATCGGCATGTTTCCTCTGTTATTTTTCGTTTAGGTAAATCTTCATAGAATAACTGATCCCTAGGAATTAAATTTAGTTTCTTCTTAGGTTTCTGTTCTACTGCTTCTACTGTATCTCCATCCATTGTTCCCCTTTTTTCACAAGTCCAACACCACGTACTACCATCATCATAAACTGATTTGTTATCTTTACTACCACAAGAATCACAACCTATATTCTTAACCCAATTAGCTTTATTGTAAGGATGTCTACCCATTAACATAATCCTCTACATCAAAGTATGGTTTTTCCTCATCTTTAAGTAATTGATCCTGACCTATGACCCTTGCATCTGGATATATTTTTTTAAGATAAGAAGTAAGAAGTAGTAATGATTCTAGTTGTTCCTCGAAATAACTTTGATCTGTAGGTAAACCTTCTAAGTTTCTACCACCTACCAAAGTTATACATATAGAAGTATCATCGTAACCCCAAGTGTGACTACCATGTTCATCTAGTTCCCTACCCTTTTGCATTTCCCCAAATTTATCTATAAGAAAATGACAACCTACACAAACCCAACCTAATGCTCTATGCAGTCTATCTAATTGTACAATGTCTAGTAGTTTGTCAGGTTTAGTATCAGTACAAGTAACTATAATATAATCAGTCTGATTCCTTTTCTTTATATTCACCAAACCATGAGGTAGGTACTCTTTGATCTGCATAGATAAATCCATATCTTTCAGCCCATTCTGCTAATGAAGGTTTAGTATCATCTTTTCTTTTTACTGCACCTTGGTAAGAACTTTCACAATTATAGAATACAAACCTTAAATCTATCTCTGGAAACTGTTCTTTGAATTTAACGTATTTGATTCTGTCTTTTAATCTCAGAAAACCTTTTACTTCTACATAAATACCATTAGGTAAAAGAATGTCTGGAACGTAAGAAGTAGGGATGTCTACATAAAACCTTTTAGGCTGATATATACATCCCTTTTGTGGAAGTGCCTCAAACACTTCTTTTTCAAACTTTGATCTAAAAATCGTCTTCCTCTTCAAAGATCGTTTCTTTCCCCTCTTCCTTGTATTCAAACCCTTCTTCCTCTTCAAATCCAAATCCATCTGAATTAGCTGAGTAAGGTACATGGTTGATAACTTGTACTGCCATTGGAATTAGGGATACACCACAACCAGTTCCAGCAACACTCCAAGTTCTAGTTTTATATGCAATTTTGACAATAGAACCATTGCCAATACTAAATTCAGGATCAGTAATAACACCACCTTTAGCATCTACTACTGTAGGTTTCTGAGTAATGACATCACCTTTCCTGGTTTCGTACTTAGCCTTCATCTTAAACTTGAAAGCAATACCATCTTCCTGACCATCTACTTTATTTACTTTGTAAGGTGGATTTGCTTTTTTTGGCTTCTTACCATCTACTGTATGTTCTACAACAGCATCAGTAATATACTGATCAACAATAGATTTAAACTCTTCTGCTTCTTTACCTTTTAAAACAAGGTTCCCTTCATACACTCCTTGCGGATTATAATTAGTCTCTGGTCTTATCATTTTTAACCAAAGTGCTTCACCTTTTGGTGTTTTCTCTAATTGTTTCATACACTTCCTATGCGAAAAAGAAAGGTGATTCCCTCACCAGATTAATATCCAAGTTCCCCCTCTCTGGTGGACTTGGTAATGCACTCTCTGGTACTACCATTGAGGCATCCTTTAGAAACTCTTCACATACATCCCATTGTTCATACATTTCAACAAAGGATTCACGTAAGAGTTTCTGCATTAATGGCATTTGTGCCACTAAACTTCCGTAACTATCGTGTATCATAGTCACTTGATTTAAATCATGTTCTCTACATTTCTGTAAAGTAAGAGTAAGATGACTAGCATCCATACTATGAATAAAATTAGGTGGTGTAGCGTTACCAGTTTTCCAACTATCCTGCTTACTACCTATTGGGTTGCCCTGAACATTAGCCATGATTAATTTACCATCCAGTACAGTCCTTATTTTTCTTGATCGAACCTCTGGATAATTTTGTACTACTACAAAACCACTTGGGGTTCTCCATTGTACTGGTACTTTCTGTTTTATAATTTGTTTTGCTACTGATTTAATCCATTGCATTCCATTAGTGGCTGCTTTTACTTTTACTTTAAGTGCATCTTGTATTTTACTTACTAACCAACGTGATTCTTTGAATGCATCTGTTACTCTTACACCATTGTTAAAAGGCCACTCTACTTCCCCTGCATATTCTATTACATAACCATTTATGTATTCGGTAAACATGTGAGGTGTACCCCCATACGGAAAGGTCATAACTATTTTCTTCAGCATGGATCTATTTATAAGATCACTCTTCAACCAATCCCTTGCTAAAGGTTCATTAGATTCTTTCAGTATGGTTTTAACTTCATCTGCTACTTCTTGATATAAGTCTTGTGGATTATTGGTATAGGTAAGGTTGCAATAGTGAGCAGTTTCTTCATCACCTAACATAGCGGAGTAATGCTGGATACCATTTTGACTACCATCGGTATGTACCCAATAAAAACTCTTGTACCCTAGTCCATTAGTTTTGTACTTTCTCCACTCCTTACAGAATGCTAGAAACTGCCAAGGTTCATCTGCATCGGTCCACCATTTAAAATCAAAAGGTGCTTTAGCACTCTCTATGATCTGATCAGTATGGTGGTTAATCCATTTAACTCTGTTCTCCATATTGGTTTTATCAAACCCATACAAGTTTGCTCCTGCTATAGCCAAAGCATTTACTTGTTCTTCCTCTGTTACTGGCATACCTACTGCACTTTGTAGAAGGGATTTAGACCAATCTGGACCTTGGGGATGTAAGAAGTTGTGCATGAGGTAATATCTACCTCTATAATCACATTGGGCTACATAATTAAACTGTTTGTGTTGCATTAAGTCTTTAGCCATTTGCAACCCTCTAACAAACTGCAACCTTCTGCTATACATCTGATTGTTTTTTCTCATCAGCATGGCATAAGGTTTAGCCCACTTTTCCCATACTTCTTTTTGTTCTTCTGTTAAAGTTTTCTTTTGTGTACCTGGGTAAGGACATTGTGGTAAATCATAAGGTTTGTTAGGTGGTATTCCTTCCCACTCTGCACCACTATCGTATGCCTTTTGCATCAACTCATACATTGGTATATTGATAGCAAATTCTGTCCTCTGCATTTGATTTAAAGCATCATACACAAGGGGCATACTTACGTTATCTAAATCTTGATACCCTGTTTTTTTATGTAACTTAATTGCACGTAGTCCTTTTAGTTGACTAGTGTAATAACCACCACCTAATGTTTTCTCTTGCCAATCTCTAGGTGTTACCACACATGGCATATACTGAGTAGCTATGTTTTCCCTATGTCTTTCCAGCTTCTCTATCCATTCAAGAGCAGAAGGATTAGGGACCAACATATTGATGGTTTTTCTTTTATTGACATAGTTAGGTACTACATTAACTAACCCAGTTTCTCTGTGTATAAGATGAATTAGAATTTTACCCAACATAATCTTATCAGCATCTTCTAATGTAAGATCATGTAGGTTTAATTGGGTCTTTCTAGAAAGCAACCAAGTCATAGCGTTTTTTTGTCTATACCTTGGATTACGTTTCTGATGTTCTGATTCTAAAACCCTCTTAAAATAATTGGGATTCTCTGTACGAAAGGTTCGTAACCTATGTTCATCTTGTATAGCATTACCTATGGTCCTTGCTACACGATATTCTGGATGGGATTGAGATAAACCATCTAGCGTACAGATAAGTGCTAGATAGGCTATTGTTTCATCTTCTAATTCAAGAGACTCAACAACTTCTATTAGGTGAGTAGCGTAAGCTGGTTTACCAGTTTTACGTTTATCTATCCATTTTCTAAAAGCAGTAGAAATAGGTTGTACTGCTTCTGACATAATGTAACGTACAGAGGGGAGTCTAGTCCATGACTCTTGGTCTTTAGCTTCCTTGCTAACCCTCTGGTATCTTTTTTGACCTAACCTTTTACCTTCTAGTTCAAGGTTAAGCTGTTTCTCCAGTACGTTTTGATACATAATTCCCAGACTTCCTGTCAAGAATTAGTTCATCTACAATTTTAAGTGCTTCTACTTCTAAATTTATTCTTGCAATAGCAATAAACTTATTACTACAAGAACATTCAATAATACTAGTACCAGAATGTTCCCTGTTTTCTAGATGTCTCTTACCACAATGTGGGCATTTAGATTCAACTCTCATAATTACCCAATATTTGTTTCCTCATAAACTGCTGGTTTAAAGTTTCGGTCATAGTCATCCTGTTCTTCTTTCTTAATAAACAACTCCTTTTTCTTATCATGTATCATCTGCACACAAGCAGAATAACCAGCAAGATCAACCAAGTTATCTTCTTTATGTCTATATATTTCTCTGGCTATTTTCATACCAGCTAACATAAGTGCTACCTTCTCAGGTGCTACTGCATCTGTATCTAGTATTACACCCCAAATAATTCCTATTCTTTCACAGTTTTCCAATGGGTGATCATAAGCCCATTGTCTATCACCATTAACTAGTCTTTCTGCTTGCTTATTTACACTTTCTTTCATTTTGATAATTCTTTAATTAATACACGTTGCCCATATCATACTGCTGTGTAGTACAAAGCAGTTAAATCCTTCATAAATTGTTTGTCATGTTTAGCAACTTCATTAGCTGGTACAAACTTATGTTTAATTTCACCATCTACTAATATATCTACTCTCTTTTGACCTTTGTTCTTTGGTGGTCTACCTGTACAAGCTTTGAGGTGGTTCTCTCTTCTCTTTTTTTCAAACTTTCTCATCCTTTTGTATACAAGGGGGTCTTGCTCTTTTTTAAGACACCCACATGATTTTGTATTTAAAGAATTAACTGCTTGCTGATACAACTTTTTATAATTACCACAACTACACTTATATAAGTTTATTCTGCTTCCATTCTTGTCTCTATGAGAGAACCTTACACAAGTAAGTCTACTACCAGCTACACGACCAGTTAGTTGACCACTATCTTTAGGATGCATCTATCTCCATTTTCTTAGAAAAAATACCATGTTTTGTAACTACATACCCTGCTTGTTCATAGGAATTTATAAACTCTTTCTCTAGTGGAATTTTGTAGCAATCAAAACATCTATCCCATCCTTTATCTAAGTTACATAATTCCTTTTTACACAACTTACAATGAGTGAAATCAGTTATAGGATCGTCTGCTCTACATACACAAGTAACATGGTGAGTAGGATCTCTAATCCACTTCACTTTATATCCTCATTGTTTAAATGGTCTTGCTTAACTACCCCATGTTTTCTAACACTATCAAAGGTCCAGCTATATACTTTGTAATACTCAGATCCAGAAACTAACTTTTGACTGAAATCATCAGATAAAGTAGGAAGTTTAGTAATGGTTCCACCTTTACTTTTGTATTCTTCTACTGCTCTGTTAACTTGTTCTCTAGAGATTAATTTATTCTTGCGTACCCTCTTATGTGCTAATGCTCTACTAGCATAAGTATTTTGCCCCATAACCCTCTTTATATAATCTTGCAGAAGTGCAAGTATGTGAAGTAATGTCGAACTAGCAGTAATGGCAAAAGCGGAAACTTAGTTGTCGCTTGAGATGTAAACTGGAAGTTCGTAGATATGAAAAGACACCTTGGCACAAGGATTATTCCTTGTCAACCCCTCTATCCATCTTTTTTATTTTTTCTGTAATCGCTTGCTCTACAAATGTTTTTAATGGTATATCTAACTGATTTTGCAGGATAAACATTTTAGTTTCTCTTACAAGTTTTCGGGACAGCACTACGTTTATTACGCTATTTCTATATTCATCTTGCATTATTTTCCTATATGCCTATGGTTTAGATCCTACCTATAGATCCTTTCTATAGTTGGGAATTAGAGAGAGAGGGGTGCGTGAGAAACACCCCTCAACTTCCTACATTATGTTAAGTGCTTCCGCTTTGTTCAAAGCATCCTCTGCACTAATATTTAAATAAAGAGAAGTAGATGCAACATTAGAATGACCTAATAGTTGTCTACACGTTTCTATATCCCTAGTTTTACTATATACAATACTAGGTTTTGTCCTACGTAAGCTATGACTAGAATATAGTTCCCAATCTAATCCTGCTTTGTAGGCTATTTCTTTTACTATATTCCGATACATTTTATCACTAAGAGGTTTCAGATTACCCAGCTTGTCCGTTGCTCTACTGGGGAACAAGGGATCATTGCTTTCTAGTTTTCGGGTTCTCACCCATCGATCTACCAGTTCCATAGTGAAATCTGATAGTCTACATGAAACTCGTCTACTTGTTTTCTTCTGCTTGACTTCTAAGTTCTTGCGAACTCTACCATGAGAATCAATTAAATCTTTTACCCTAAGATTTATTAAATCAACACACCTGAGACAAGTGTCTACATGAACACAAAATAAAAGTTGGTTTCTACCATGTAGGTTAGATCGGATAGCAAGGATCTGGTCCTGTGTAAAAGGGAGTTTTTGTGGCATAATGTCCTTTCAATTGAGAAATTAGAGAGAGTAAATAGTTTTCGGGAGGTACGCTACAAACTCTCTTTGTGCAAGAAAGTTTTCGGGCATCCTGCCAAGTTTTCGGGTCCATCCTTTAATTACATCCCTGAGAATAAAATTAAAGAATGGATCTGCTGTATAAAATAAAATAAAATAAATACTGAGAATAAAAATTAAAGAAACCCTTGAAACATACGAATATTATACCATGTTCCAAGGGTTGAAAGGAAGGAAAAGAGAAATGAATTATGCAAGATCAAAATAAACTTTTACTTCACTTAATTCCTGTTCTCCTGATTTAAGTAAAGCAGATTTAAAAAGTTGATTATCAACATAAAAATGAAAACTTCGATCACCATTAGGAAGATCCCTGCACGTTGTACGATGAGACAGAAAATGATGAGAGTTTTTTGAACTAGATCCTACTCTTATTTCTGTATCAGAATGTTTTTTAATTCCAAAACTTTTGTTTCCTGTACCATTACCATGATTAGCATAGGCACAAGAATCTATCTTGCACCAGATTGGATAAGAATTTGCCATATCATCCTTTTAATTGAGAATTAGAGAGTTTTTAAACGGACCTGAGAATGGCCCCTTGTGACCTATCACCCATGATAGAACACAAAATGAAATTCTCAGTAGAAACAAAAAACCCCAGAGAATGCAGTTACATTCCCTAGGGTTTGAATTAGATTGATTAAGGACGAAATAAAATAGATTGAATCTGAGATTCTGTAAAATTAATTGATCCCTTTGGAAATGATTTTATCTTTCCATCTTTTTTTACTAGATCCCTACAAGTCAAAGAGTATTTAGTTACAGATAAAAAATCATCTTCAGGGTTTGCAATTAAATCCTCTACGTTTTCCCTGATCCATTCTTCCTGATCAATATCTGATTCAATAGTTAAATGTAAAATATATCTATGCTTTTTCATTTTTCTTGCTCAATAAAAGGTTTCGAGTATTTCTGGTATAGATCCCTTTCAATGCGGATCATTTCCCCAATGATTCCCAAACCTAAAATAATCGTAGAGATTAAAATTATGATTTCGAGTTTCCTTTGCATGATGTACTTATTGAGAGAATTAGAGAGAAGACCCTAGGATTTAAATGCAAACCCTAGGGATTAAATTAAACTAGTTATACTTAGTGCATTTACCGTATAACAGTTCCATTTTAAGTTTACCATTCTTGACTTTGAGGGAATGGTTTTCTCTTTCTAATCTAGTAATTCTTTCCATGTTGGCAATTACATTATTGATCAGAAGTTTGTTTTGTGTAATGGCACGCATTTCTGTTGTCATAAATACCTTTCATATAATGAGAATTAGAGAGAACTAGGGAAGCTTAATTACTTCCCTAGGAAATAAAATAAAATTAAGCAGGAAAAGCCCTTACAGATTTTCCCACTAGTTGAGGAGCAAACTTTTTATCTGCTCCAGCTATAACTGTATCAATATCAAGATTGTCAGCATTAGCTTTAAAACGCTTTTCAGCATCAGTTCTTGTACTAGCTTCAACTTCTACAGTTGAACGGACTATTTGCTTGCACTCAAATTCAACTAAGAATTTTTTTAAACCTGAAGCTACTGTTTCAAGTGCTTCTGCTTTTTCTGCTTTTTTATCATTTCCCATAATATCCTTTATTAATGAGAATTAGAGAGAATCAGAATAAATTAATTTTTACCCTGAGAACACAACTAAAATTAATTGTGTTCTTCGGATACCCTAGGGATCTAATTTGAACCCTAGGGAATTAAAATTAAGCTGTTTCCATTTCTTCTAACCTTTCTTGCATTTCTAAATTAGCACGTTCTTGATCTGATAAATCACTTGTTAATTCTGATGCTGGCAAAGTTATACCTTCATCAAACCTTATGGTTTCGAATTCATCATCATTTAATTCTATTTCCGTACTAAAATCTAAATTACAATAGTTATCCATCATTCCAGATAACTTAATGTTTCTGCTGGTGATCTGATCAAGATTTGAATAAATCTTAAATGATTCGGTGAAAGCGTTATTTAAACTCCACAAGGTCCGATCATTGAATTGATCATGGGATGCAGATTGACTTCCTTCCTCTTGCCTCCACTCCCTTAAAACCTTTGGAATATTAGAAGCAGACAAAACCCCATTATCTACAGAGTGAATTAAAAAGTCATGGACCCAAGCATCTGAGGGAACTTCTGTTTTCTTGTATGCTTCAGTACGCTTTTCATTCACTACTTTGATATTTTGGAGTTGACCGACGGCCCTTGTCATTAGCCTAGGGATTCTTTGCCATACATTTTTAGTATGTCGGGTTTTAATTACTACTTCCCCGCCAAACATTAAATTATCACATACTGAGATTGATTGACCTAATGCGAAACCCAAAGGAAACTTTTTATCATGGCTATTTCTAAAAGCTATGATTGTGGTTGCTTCAGGATTAATTATATCACATTGCATTTCTGCAACACCGAACATTCTTTGCCAAAAATCAGTTTTTCCTATTGTTTCTTTATGTGAAACACCGAAACGGAAGTTTTCTAGATTAAAGGAACATGATTCAGCTTCTTTTTGTAGAAGTTCAATCACACTATTATGCGGAACCCTTATGCAAGTTTCAGTAGATGCTGGAGTAGGCAAGGAAGCTAGTTCACTCTGCGACATATCCAAACCAAGTTTAATGTAAGACATATTGACCTTTCTTTATATTGAGAATTAGAGAAACACGTTAATCTAAATGACTAACGTAGGACCATGTTACTATGTGAACATGGTTTGTCAATAGCAGAAAACGCAAAAAAGTGAATTAATTAACAAAACAGTTGAAATCATTGAAGAAATTTTATTTATCCCTGAAAACCCCGATATTCACCTATCATGTATATGATGAAAGTTTTGTGGATGTCTTGTATCTTGTATAGGAATCTAAATGTTATCTTGTGGAATGTCAATTATCTTTGGTTGTCTTTGGGAACCTAGGTATTACATTTGTAATCTGGTTTATCTTTTGTAAATAAGATTAATGAAATGAAAAAACGATAGTATATAAAAATGAATGAAAATCTAATTTAATTCTCTACAAAAACAATTAACTTGGATTGTGGTAGTTTTGGCAGGTTGTTAAGTCATTGAAATCATTAGTCTTTGAACTTCCGTTTTGGATAAAACCGGAAACTAAGGATCTTTGAGGGGGGCCAAGGGGGGGATTTCGGGTACACATACGTAGTAAGGTATTCAAATTTTTGCACCAAATTGTTTACAGTCATACAGAATACCGAACCCCATAGGATACAGTCTATAGTACCCTATATTTAAGTATACTCTAGTAGACCCATGGATATGGGAATCATAAGACATAGATTAAAAGCAGAAGTAACAAAACTAAAGTACAATACTAAAGTATACCTAAAGTATACCTAGGGTATACCTTGGGTATAGTTCAAGATACTACTTTCTACTACTTCTACTAATGATTACTACTGCTAAAATAAGTATACACAGGTTCCCCTAGGCTCTTAGGTTTACTAAGGTATGCCTTACTACCCTCCATAAAGTTCTCTAGTTCCATATCTAGTGCTTCTTCTCTTTGTCTATTACTTTCTACTTGTTGATCAACACTTATCTGTTCTATCCAATATCCTACTGCCATACTAAGAGCATCTAGTCTGTCATCATGTCTTAGTGATCCCCTCTCCCTAGTTATCCTAGTCATCTGGTAAAACAATTGTTTCCTCAAGGAATCCTCAACATTGTACTCTTTAGTAGACTCATAGTCCTCTGTAATAACATTGGTATCCACTATAAGTCTATGTTGCATCATAACTGGTTCTAGGGTATCAATAATTCTTCTTTCTTTTTGTGTGTTACTTCTTACTTCTTCTATCCCAACAGGATATATTCTTTTTAGATGTGGTTTTAGTAACTCACTAAACATGCCATCCCCAAAGTTACTCTCAACTAGTACCAGATTGACCTTGTAACCCTTTGCTAGTTTAACAAGGCTTGTCATTACCTCATCAGAGTACCCCCCACTAAACCCTCCTGCTTTACATACATATAAATTACCATTCAGCATTTTGACAATAGCAAAAGCAGTCTCATCCTTACCTCTGCCACTAGGGTCTATACTCATGACAGACCCAGTATATTCTTGCCACCCACTAGGTAAATCTAGAGGACCATACCAACCATCTCCAGCTAGACCAACATTAGGTAGATCACTTAGTTTAGTATGGTTTAATCTTCCTGCTATTACTTCTTGTGGACCTTTATCTTTAGGTATATCCATAACAATTAGGTCTTGTGTCTTTAATGGATACCTATCTGCATCAGAAAGACTAGTATCCAGCATAAACTGAAGACTAAACCCTGCCCTACCATAACTTAGTTCTCTTTCTTCTAGATCAAAGTTATCAAACCTATCTGGATCTGTAGGTGACCCAGCTTCTCCCTTGTGGTTTAGTATGTAGTCACTTAATCGTGTCCCATATTTCTCTTTTAGTTTCTGATCTGGAACTCTGGCACACCAAATTTTTAACTCATATCCTCTCTCTGGCAGTACCTCATAGAGTGTCTGTTCACTCTGAGGTGTACCTAAAAATATAATCCTGCCACTAGGCTTTAGAATAGCATCAAATTCCTTCACAGACTCCGCTATACGATCCCTCATCCCTTGGGTCATGGAGTTATTTGGTACTTCTATATCATCAGCAATAATTAGGTCTGCTCTGGACCCTGCCATTTGACCCGTAATACCTACAGATTTTACAGAAGGTGCGTGAGCAGGGGTAGAAGGGCCAACATCAAAAGAAATTTTACTCTGCCTCTGGTGGTCGGAGGGACGTAAATGTTGTAGCACAGGCATTTCTAAGATCAATCTCTGGGTAAATGTACTAAAATCATCTGATCTTATTTTACTTGCACTAACAACTAATATCTTTGTCTCAGGATCTTTTAATAGACAAAAGCAACAATAAGCAGAAGTAATATAACTTTTACCTATACCCCTAAATGCCTCAATGACTAGTCTACGTGGACCTTCTTCTAGGTATGTAGCTATATCTTGTTGGATTGGGGTTGGTTGTGGAAGATGTAGGTGGTTCCACACATGGGAGAGGAATATCGGGAACGTAAGTCTATCTAGTAACTCTGCTTCAGTTGCATTCGTCAATAGACTCAGGTGGGGGTAGGGAATCTAGTAGATTCTTGAGAGGACTATCGGCTACTGGTAGTGCTTCTATGTGGTTATCTCTAAGGAATTGTCTAGCAACATTAAGATCCCCAGCAGAAGCATCACCACTTGCTACTCTATTAAGTAGTTCTTGTGTAAGAACATTATGTAAGCGTTCTAGTTGATCCTGCATATTAGGCTATAGCTAGTTTATTTCTGTTACTTATTGCTTTTGCTTTCTTTTTAGCATCTGCTTTAGAACTAGCACCCCATGCTTTGAGAGAAAGTAGCAACCTAGTAGGTTTACCATTTTTATATTCAGGTCCAGCCATATTACCCATCCTAGCAAGAAAACTTGCTCTCCTAGGGTTATCACCTTTCCTAACAGGGGCTTTTAAAGTACCCCCTGTTTCTCTTTTATAGCTATCCCTACCTTTTTTATTTAATCCTCCAGAAGGATTTTTACCTTCCTTCCGTTGCCAAGCAGGAGATCCCATATTTAACTAATTCGCAGAGGATTCTTTTTAGCAGTCTTAGCACTATTGACAAAATCCTGTTTACTAGGACTACCTTTGGAACCTACTTTACGAGGTTTACCACCTCTTAGTCGTTTAAGGTGTATGTTTCTGTACAATCCTGGCTTCTGTTTAAGTAACCTAGATATTTTCTGTTGTTTAGTAAGTTTCATCAGTAAATTTTAAGTGGGTTTTTCTTCTTTTTTTTCTTTTTACGCTTTGGAGAATAATTCATTTTAGATAGCTCATTACGATGAAATACACGTTGACTAGATTCATTATGTGTTTTACCTGTGTGTACATGACCATTAGGCATTTTATGAGTAGGACCATTGTACTCAGTACCATCTTTTAGGTAATGTTTGACACCTTTCATTAGTAACTCCATACCCAAGGACGAGGTTTGCTCATATTGGGAATTAACATATCAAGATGTAGGAATCTTTTACTGTGATCACCTTTTTGTGATACACCAATCCCTGTCATCCCGTGTTTAATAGCTAATTCCATAATTTTAAGAGCATCACCACCACTACATACTACATCTACTGCTCTACCAGTAGTATGAGGACCAGTTAAACCAGAACCAGATACTTTGTCATTGTATTCAGGACAACGATACCCACTAGAGACTATCATAGGTTTATTTAATTCCATTCTGATCTTCTCTAGTGCATCCATAAACTCTGGAACCATTTTACAATCACCAGAACCTTTACATTTCATCTCATTTTCTGAGAAATGATCTGTAATCATCCCCATATCAATTCCTTTAAGGATTTGTGGGCATTATCCTTCATTGCTTCTACTTTTTTATCAATAGCTTGCACTTCTTTAGAAGATAATGTTTGATTCACTATATTCTCTGCTTGATTAGCAGTTAATTCAGTAAATTTTGATGCAATCATATTTTTAACTAGGTTCAACAATATCGCTTCCATCACTTCCTTTCTTTGGGGGTGGATCAGAGTTAATTATTGGTTCATGATCAGTCTCAAACCAATGCTTACCTAACATACCTATAATTGGTAGAAAAGCACCAAAAGCTAGGTTAATTAGATCTTTAGAAGATTGTGCAAGTTCATCAGGTTTGTTAATCATAGTAATAACTAACCAACCAAACAAACTAAACGCTAATAGACTTATAAGAAACCTTGCCCAAAACCTAAGTTTCTGCATAGAAACATTAGGGTCATTTTGTTTAGCACCATTCCTTACAGTTTTCTTTTCGTGAATCTCTTCCATTTTAATTTACTTTTGCTTCTGTTTTTAACTCAAGATCATCTATTTGATCTGCTATATCTCTAATTATCTTGATAGCATTAAACCAATGGGAAGTTTTGCTAGTTTGTTTATAGTTTAATATTTCTTCCTCAAACAAACTAAATTTAACTTCAATAGAAGAAGTTATTTCCTCTGGGGTCATTTTGCTCTAGTAAGTTCACGCATTGCTTGGGTATTTTGTTCTAGTGCTATTTTCATAGACATAATAGCATCAGAAGACTTTTCTACTAATTGCATTATTTTATCATCATTCTCAGCATCTTTAGCCCAAAATTGTTCACGTTCTTTTCTTCCTTGATCTGTTGTATATTTAATAAACCAGAAACTAGCTATAATTACACACGCTGGTATACCTAGTTCCATTATTACATTACTTAAAGCATTTAATTCTGGCATAACTTCTACTACTGGTTGGTAATTATAGTATTGCTGATCCGCTGGGTTAAGGTGATGTCCACTCATGGCTTTGGAAATTTATCTTTCACGGCTTTTATCCGCTTTTTCCACCCATCCATATCATGATAAATCTGGTCAAGCTGTTCAGGAATTGGGTCGTATGCATCGGCCCTTGACCTAGCGTAAGCCTGTTTTTCGTACTCGTTTTCTAGCTCTTTTTTCTTTGCCAATACATCATCAAAAGTAAATGACAAAGTTGACCCATCTGAAAGTTTTACACCTGACAAATCAGATTCACATTTGCCAGAGATTGATAAACCTATATTTGGATGATGTGTTTCTACTAAATTTCTTACTGCATCTACGAATGTAATCATTTGTATTCAATCCATGTCATGTGAGTTTCTTCCATAGTATTATTACCCCTCGTCAAATGATAAGACGAACTGGCATTCTGTAGATTTGCAATTTTTACATTGCAGGTAATTGTTGCCGTGCTTGATGTTGTCAGTAACGGACCACCAACTAAATAACAGGATTGCCCTACTACACCACTTGTACCAAAATCGTAATTACCTACGTTTTCAGTATTAGAACTATTCACCGTTATATCGTTAATACCTGAACCCGTAAATTCTAATTGTAAAGATTTTCTACAGTTTGTTGTTACTGCTTCAAAGGATGCCATAAGATGTAATAAACCATGCACTTTTGAACCACTAAAAAGCGGTGTATACGTTGGTGAAAAAACTGTAATATGAGCAGTACTACTTGCTTCTAATTTATCAGTTGATAATGCTACTTGAGTTATATTCCTAACAGTCAAACCAGATGATGCCATTGAAGCATTACTACCTAGTGTCAGCGTAGGATTATTTTGATTAACCGTGATCTGACCATCTGAAGCAATACTAATTGCTGAATTAGCATTATTAAGATCACGTATGTTTGAAACTTGAAGTGTACTAGGCATGATTTTTATTCTGGTTTAGTTATGGGGCTTGTTTAATTTATCCTGCTATTTCTTTTAGTATTATATTACTTGAAAATTCTCTCGATGAACCACCAGCATCTGATTGGTTAATAAATGACTTTTCCCCTGCATCATCTACAGCACCTTGCACTTCAACTTGAAATGAACCTGAATTAAAACTAGGTGGCGTGTATAAAATTTCGTAACTAACTGGAACACCACCATAGTTAATATTTTGTTGATAAGCTCCGAACAAACCTCCTGAACCCTCAGTACCAATTACTGCATCAGAGTTTGTTTTATCGATTAACCGAATTTTAACTGCACGATTATTTTCATCACATGATAAATGTAAAAAACAACTAATTAAAATTTTGCTTCCTGTTTGGCAGTTATTAATCGTGCAAGTTACTGCTGGGGAATATGAGTAAAACACATTAGCTGTTGATGACGGACCTCCTGCCTCACATTCGGTAGCAAATTGGTTTTGAGTAATATTAATAATAGTATTAGCAGGAACTCCAGATCCCCAAGACCAAGCACTCCCAGAATCAGAAGCTAGTACCCTAGTTCCTGTTTTATCTTTTAATGAATTAGTTTGTACTGTCGTACTCTTTATTTCAGAACTCATGATGCCTTATTCTTTAGGGTATTTTTTCTTAATTTCAGACACCTTAGTTTGCCAAGCATCCAGACCTTTTTCTGTAATAAATTCTATTTGTTCTTGTGCAGATCCATATTCTTTTAATCGCCTATCTGCATAGGTTTCCACATAAGGTTCGGGTTCAGGATCTGGTTCAGGTTGTGGTATTTCAGTTACTATCCACTCTGTTCCATTAAATGAACAAGTATGTGTTTCTTTATTAAATTCTGGAGGTTCTACATCAGTACAATTCCCAGGCATTAAATAACCACCACCTAAAGGGTCTTTTTGTCGTTGTCTTGGTGATGCGTTGTCTTTGTTGTAAGCAATCATTTTTAGTATTTTATGCAATATTTTACACCAGCATTATAAGGAAATGTCTCGTCATTTGAGCGAACAGGCTGTGCGCCAGCTTTACCGCCATCTCGCATCTCTCCGAAAGGGTTTCCCCCCATCCAAGTAATTTGTTGCCCTCCATAGGGAGTAGTGTTAGCGGTTGCCACAAGTTTGTCAGAACCCCCTGTGCCTGTTCCAGTAAATCCCCATAGTCTATGAGCGTGTGCTTGTAGTTCATCTTCTTGAAATGAACCTACTGCTGGGCCTGCTTTATTTCTAGAATTAATTGTTCCTGTTCCTGTCCCTCGTAAAAATGCACCATCTAAATCTGGTAAATAAAAGTTATCAGTTGTATCAGTTCCCCAAGCATTAGCACCTAATGCTGTAAATAACGCAGAATATGTTGCTTTTGAAACTGCACTACCATCACATGCAAGCCAACCAGTTGGAGGTGTAGCCATAGCAAATGAGGCAATCATCCCGACAAAATTATTAGGGTTTATGTCTTTGCTAAATGTAACCGCACCAGAAGAACTAATCGAAATAGCATCAGTATCACTCGCTGATCCTATATTCCCACCATCGGGTACTATAATTCCTGTCATACAATCACCAACGTTCCCAAAACAGTTAAAGATGCATTAACATCTAATACATCTATTGTGTTCCCCATTCCATTTCCATGTACACTACAGTAGTATCTTAAACTTGCAGGGGCATTAGAAGGTACAGTAAAAATAACTTTTCTGTCTCCAGAGGATCTACCAGCATTAAAATTTGTAGTATTGTAGTAATTTGTTTGTGTAGCAGATGCTCCATTTAATTCATAGGTGATTCCTGTTGTGTAACTATTTCCGCTACCATCTTTAAATGCTAAAGGATGCCCATCATTATTACTATTAGTTTGATCAAATGTATAGGTACTTCCTTTGTATAATTGTAATACTGGGGTTCTATCACCTTCTATAGCAAAAAAATTACCATTATCAGAAATAACAGTAACATCATACTCAACACTTTCTATTCCTATTGAATATGGTCCTGCAATAACAGTATTCTCGTTTTTTCCTACTGTTACATTAGCAAACAAAGAACTTTTTGTTCTAACAATGCCTTGCTGATTACTTATCCCACTAGAATCAATTTTAGATATTGTATTAGACCCAGCACGTACTTCTAGTATATCTTTAGTAGTTTGTTGTATGCCTGTGTCTACTGCACCTTGTTTCTTCATTATGCGTTCTCCAATACAGAAACAATAATATCCGCTTTAGTATCAATACTGCATCGTGCATGTATTTTTGTGCTATCAGAATCTATAACAATTTTTCCATCAACTAATTCAACATTTCCACCAGATGGAATTGCAACATCTTTAGCTATGTAGGCAATAGTGTCAGGACTTCCATCAGTAATTAAAGCTACATCTACAGTTATTGTAGCAGTATGTATATTTGCTACGTTGCATCCAATAAGAACATGGCCTTTGTTAGATGTTAATGAAGACAAAGAACCAACTAAAGTATTTGCTAAATCAAAGGTGCTAAATGCAGTATCTTTGACATTTCTAGTTTTATTTACAAATTTAGCCATAGGTCATCCGAGGGCAATACTGAACACAATTGAGTTAGATAAAGCATTTGCTTCTGTTGTTGCATCTTGTGTATCTGCATAAGTTATAGAGGCTAACCCTGCTTCAGTAGGGGTTTGGTTTATATATTTAGAACTACTACTATCGTAAGCTATAATTTCGTTATCAGCTATAGACGTAATATTTACATCTTGTAATTTATCTAATTGATTTACTGTTCCTGTTGATGAATCTACATAAGTTTTTATAGCTTTAGCAGAAGCCAAAGTATCATCATTGTTTGATGTAGAACTTAAATCTGTATCTATAGCACTACCAGAGACACCAGTATTTAAAACAGGGGATGTAATAACTGGTCCTGTTAATGTCCCTAAACTAGCAGTATCAACATAGTTCTTAGTAGCAACATCGTTACTGTTTGTAGGATTAGCTACACCAAAGATCCTTTTATCTACACCAGAAATCTGTACGTTGAATTGGGTAGTGTCATTGGCATCCAAACTAATAGACTCATCTGCTCTGTCTACTGCTTCTAATGACAGGAAACGTGCTTG